GTGCTGTGCCACCACCAGTAAGATATCCTGCAGCATAGCCTTCGCCCGAGGGTGTCACACTCATGCCACCTTGTGTGCCATCCACAGTGAGACTTTCGTCAGCAGTGATATTTGTGGGGTTGGCAGGTTCTCCGTTGATGGTAGGTTCAATGTAGAAAGTTTGGTTGTCGTAGCCCGACAGCGGCACTTCCGCATCTGCTTGTGCCAAGATAGCATCATTGATTTCATAGTCTTTCTCACGTGTGCCTTGAACATCACTAATGGTGCTTGGTGTATACTCTTGCCAAAATGTGGTATTGGTAATAGCAGTGTCAGCAGGCACATTGCTTTGTGCTTGGTAATAGGTATCGCCGTAGTTCACAATGCTGCCTGTGGGATAGAAGTTGCCTGGATCCCAGATGTTTTCTGCCACAAATGGTTTGTTGGTAATAGTATTGAACTCCTGCTGATCTTTCATTGGTGTGCATTTCACACGCCACAAGTGTGGCAACCAAGTTTGACTGAAGCCTTCGCTCGCAAAGTCTGCATCCTGAATCACATAATATCTAGGCAATGCACGGGATATGTTTTGATTCAGAGGATGGTAATCTGTCAGGTTGGGAATCTCAATCACATCACCGTTCATGAGCTTGCGCCCAAACGTATCAATCATGGTGTTGTAGTGAAAGGTCATGAATATGGTGTCGTTGTTCAAGAACAAACCAAATTGTGTCAGGTCAAAGTCCACATCCTGTGTGTTGTACACACCGCGCATGACATACACGTCGGGGTCATAAATTCTATCACGGTTTTCCAGCAACAGCAAGTCTTGAATGTTCAGCACGTCAACATCTGCATAGGTGGGTTGTGTGGCATCAAAGTTGCCACTCAGTGTAGAATCATTGCCGCCAGCCTGTGGGCCCATGTAACGATGGATGTAGATATCCAGTCCACCAACAGTGTACATTTCACGTATGGTGCGGTCTAGAAATTGATAGTCTCTGGTGCGATTGGGGCGGTATAGGGATAAGCGTGGCATGGTATATTTATAGTACTTTGGGTTTACCATTGTACGGGGTTGACCAATAATTACCAAAATGCTATAATACGGACTTAACAACAAAGGAGCCAACAATGAGTGATTTAGTTACAAATTTGCACAGCGAGATGATCAACAGTGTAGCACCAAACTACAGTATCAATTATGAAGCCGAGGCTCTTGCTAGTTTTGACGCCTCAGGTGATGACTTGATGGAAGCACTTGAGACTCGTGCTACGGACTTTATTGCAGAGACTACAGGGGCAGATGTGCGCGAGGACTTGGGCGGGCTCACTGTATTTTTCCGTGGTAGTACTTTGGTTGCATTTTATGATTACGAGCAATTTAAAGGACATGTGTTTTGACCCTGAGCCCGAAAGGGCTTTTGGGGTTGACCAAAAATCCCATTTGTGTTATAATTACATATAATTTAAGGAGCCCTGATGAACGCAACACGAATCGCTGTCAAGCCGCTGAACCCTCGCAGTCCAGATACCAAATACACAGGGCTGGAACCTGCATGGCGTGTGCAACCCACAGACGATCGCACCAGTCAACTGAGTGCTGCCTTTTCCTGGTACAATTACTTTTATGGCAAAAAAGATGCTCGTGAAATGCTGGTGGCATACTTGGAAAGCCATGGACGCAAAGCAGATGTTCGTGCTCTCAAAGGAGTGCCTGATTCAGCAGTTCGATTGACTACAGCATGGCTGTGCCGCATGAACATGGTGGGGCTGGAACTCACAGACACTGAGACAGTTCGACTAGAAGGCTATATCCAAGAAATATTAACTGCACGTGAACCTGAAGTTGTGGTAGCGGAAGTCGCACCTGTGGTAGCCAAACCCAACATTCAAGATCGTCTGCGTGAAAAGGTCAGCGAGTGTGCCGGCGAACTGGACGGCATGTTTGATGAGTTTGTGACAGCTGGTGCCAAAATGTCAGCAGACTACAAACCTATCATGGTGATCCGTGGTCTAAATGTAGCACCTCAAATGATTAGCAACATTGCCGACATTTGGAAAACTAAACTGGCAGAATTTGACACTGTGATCGAAGGCAAAGATGCTCAGTTGGTTGAGGGCTACAGCAACTTCAGCAAGATCCAAATGCGCAATCTTGTGAAGTTTTGTGAAGCGGTCATAAATGACTGCGGTGCGTATGTGCAGATCAAGAAAGTGGAACGCAAGCCACGCAAGGTCAAGTCAGTGCCACCTGAGAAACGTGCCGCCAAGTTTAAGGTGCTAATGGAATTTGCCGAACTCAAACTCAAGGGCTTGCCAGCCGCAAGCCTAGTGGACAAGGCAGAAGCATGGTTATATGACACCAAAAAACGCAAGTTGATCCACCTGGTGGCTGACAGTCACACACAGGCATTCACAGTCAAAAGCAACAGCATCATTGGGTTCAGCACCATTGAGACCATGCAGAAAACTGTGCGCAAGCCAGCAGATGTTGTGAAAGCAGTGCAAGCCGCAGGCAAGCCGGCAGCTCGCAAAATCTACAAAGACCTGACCACAACTGAAACTCCGTTCAACGGGCGTGGAACTGAGAATCTGGTCATCCTAAAAGCCTGGTAAATACAGGGACTTGGAGTCCCACATGCCAGAACAGCAACAACAATCACTGCCCACACTGAAGCAAAACTTAATAGAGTATGTCAAGCTTCAACTGGGTGGTGATATCATTGATCTAGAATTAGATCCCTCACACTACGAAGCGGCTTATCAAAAAACCATTGGCACTTACCGCCAGCGAGCTAACAATGCTTATGAAGAAAGTTACAGCTTCATGCAGTTGGTAGAAGATGTCAACATCTACGAACTGCCCCAGGAAGTGGTGAGTGTGCGTCAAATATTCCGTAGAACATTTGGCGACAGTTCAGGACCGTTTGCGTCAAATTTTGATCCGTTTGCACAGGCGTCAATCAATGTGTATCTAATGAACTTCAATGTGGCAGGCGGCTTAGCCACATATGATTTCTACAGTCAATACATTGAATTGGCAGGACGCATGTTTGGCGCATATATGAACTACACCTGGAATCCTGTAACAAAGAAATTGCAACTGATTCGAGATCCCAAAGGCTCAGGTGAAACTGTGTTGCTGTGGAGTTACAACTTGAAACCTGAATTCAACCTGCTGAATGACTTTCAAATCAGCCAGTGGATACGGGATTACATGGTGGCCAACTGCAAAATGATCATTGGTGAAGCACGTGAAAAATTTGCCACCATTGCCGGACCGCAAGGCGGCGCCGGCCTAAATGGCACTGCCATGAAATCCGAAGCACAAACTCAAATGGACGGCTTGCTAGAACAACTCAAAATGTACGTGGACGGATCACAACCTCTTACATTTGTTATTGGTTAAACTCCTCACACTTTTATCTAAAATTGTGCTATAATCCTAGTACACAAGTACCGGGAGAATCAAATTGGATCTCATGATTGACATTGAAGGTTTGGCCACAGGCCCTGAAGCAACAATCTTAACCATTGCGGCCCAGGCGTTTGACCCCGTTGGCTCAGGTTACTATGAACACAAGTACTATGCTAGAGTTGATCTAGAAAGCCAAGAAACACGTACCATTGAACAAGGTACCATCAACTGGTGGGCCACTCAAGGCGCTGCCCAGGACGAAGCCTTTGCAGAAGATGGGCGCATACCCTTGGATCAGGCTCTAGATGAACTGCATCGGTTATGCTGGAAGTGCAATCGCATCTGGATGAACGGTCCCACATACGATGCCAATATCCTTGAACATGCCTACAAGAGTTACGGTAAACCCCTGCCCTGGCAATATTACAAGATCCGTGATGCACGAACGGTATATAGTTTGTATCCAGGGTTGCCTCGGCCGCCAACCAGCCATCATGCGTTGGAAGACTGCCGCAGACAGATTGACATGTTGCAAACAACTCTGGCATATTTAAATATCAAGGAACTGGCATGATCATTGGAATTTGTGGATTTATTGGCTCGGGCAAAGACACCGTTGCAGACTATCTTGTGAATCTACATCACTTCCGACGTGAAAGTTTTGCCAACACATTAAAAGATGCTGTGGCACAGGTGTTTGGTTGGGACAGAACCATGCTGGAAGGGCGCACTAAAATGGCCCGTGAGTGGCGCGAGCAAGTGGATTCTTGGTGGGCTGACCGATTAGGCATACCACACCTAACACCACGTTATATCCTACAACAGTGGGGCACAGAAGTGTGCCGCAGCGGATTCCACGATGACATTTGGATTGCTAGTTTGGAAAACAAACTGCGCAACAGCAGGGACGATGTTGTGATCAGTGATTGCAGATTTCCTAACGAAATTCAGGCCATCAAACAATCAGGTGGCCTGGTGGTACGTGTTGTTCGTGGTCCTGAACCCGAGTGGTATAACGCGGCCGTGAGTGTAAATCGTGGACCTAATGGCAACTCAACCTGGTCACTCAGCGGACGTAAAATAGAGCAACTGGGTGTACATGGCTCTGAAACTGCTTGGATAGGAACTCAATTTGATGTAGTGCTGGACAACAACGGCACCTTAGACGATCTATACCAGCAGGTCAAAAAACTTGTATCCAATTAAGCGTCTGGTTCAAGATCACCTGCCCGCCAAGTAACTTCAGTCCGGGCTATTTCTTCTACGCAATTACGACAAACTGTTCGTAAATTTCTCACATTAGCATTGTTGAGATCGCCATCAATGTAATATACCAACAATTGACTAACAAGCCTGGCTCGAAACCCGCAACGATCACATGCGGGTTTTTTCTTGTATCCTGAGGATTTCCATCTTGGTTCTCTGGGCTTGATACCTCGACCCCTGCGTTGACAAGTTTCACATCTACTGCGATAGTGTGTGACATCTTCCTTGATATAATTAACTGCACAAGGGCGCTGATTACATGCTTTACATATAGGTCTCATCAGGTATTTAGCAACTGGACCTTTGCCAAAGGGCAGTGTAAACTGGGTTTTTTTTAGGATGTCAATAAATATCAATAACTTGAAAAGGAATCAACCATGGCACTAGTATCACCAGGCGTAGAAGTAACAGTAATTGACGAGAGTCAATATATCCCTTCCGCTGTAAACACAGTACCCTATTTTTTGATTGCCACAGCTCAGAACAAAGCTGATGCAGCTGGCGTGGGCGTAGCAGCAGGCACAACTGCTGCCAATGCAAACAAAACTTATCTTATTACCAGCCAACGAGATTTGGCAGCCACATTCGGTGTGCCATTTTTCTACAACACCACAACCGGAACTCCCATCAATGGATACGAGCTCAACGAATACGGGCTACTGGCAGCGTACTCAGCATTGGGAGTGTCAAATCGTGCCTATGTGCAACGTGCGGATATTGACCTCACAGAGTTGACTGCCAGTTTGAGTCGTCCCACTGGGAATGCCAACAACGGCACTTATTGGTTGGACACCACAGAAAGTTTGTGGGGAATTTTTGAATGGGATCAAACCTCAGCCACGTTTACCAATCAAGTGCCTATTGTGATCACAGACACAGCAGATGTAGTAAACTACGCTGGTGGCGATTATACCCCACTGACCACAATTGGTAGCATTGGTGACTATGCTGTGAGTACTGTGAGCTTGAACAATGAAAACTACTACAAAAACGACGACAATGTGTGGGTACTGATTGGATCAGATGCTTGGAAAAATTCTTGGTACACAGTGCAAGGCACCAACTCTGTGGTAGGCAACACTCTCACAGCCGGCGCAAACTTTTTCATCAACGAGACCTTGGTCACTGTGCCTGCTGGGCCCAACAACAATGTGACAGCTTTTGCAGCGGCAATCACAGCAGCCACGATAACGGGTGTGACTGCCACGTCTGAAAGCAACAAACTCACCATCTACGTAGACAGTGCAGCCACCAACGATGGCAGCAGCAGCACCGGCGGTGTTGTCAGCATTGAACTGGGCAATGTCAGCAGTGCAGCTCTTTTGAGTGCTTTGGGCATTGTGGCCAATGTGTACCGTGCTCCTGAATACTTGCCGGCCTACAGTTATCAGGCACCACGCTGGAGAACGTCAGACACCAATCCAGCTCCCACAGGCAGTATCTGGCAAAACATCAGTGCAGTAGGCAACGGCATGAGTTTGAAAATTAAAAAGTACGACGCCGCCCTGGATCTTTTTGTGTCACAGACCACCCAGGCGTTTAGCTATGACGGGACGG